GGCGCTCGACCCAACCCCACGCTGCAATTCGTTGAGTGTATGGCCGGTGCGCTCGGTGTTGAGGTTTGGGACTTGCTAAAATGACCGCCCTTGATCCGTCAATCCGCCACCAAGCCATGAGTCGGCTCGGCGGGGCAATGCGTCTGATGACGCCGCCACCGCGCTTGAGCGTGGCTCAGTGGGCAGATCAAAAGCGAATGCTAGATTCACAGTCCTCGGCTGAGCCGGGACGCTGGCTTACATCTCGCGCGGAGTATCAGCGCGGCGTTATGGACGCCTGCTCCGATCCAGCAGTACGCGAAGTGGTATTTATGTGCGCTGCCCAGCTTGGGAAGAGCGAGTGCCTGAACAATACCATCGGGTACTACATGGATTACGACCCATGTCCCATTCTTCTGATGCAACCGACTTTGGACCTTGCGATGGCCTATTCAAAGGACCGCATTACCGCCGGTCTTTTGAAATCAACGCCGTCTCTTCGAGACAAGGTAAAAGACAGTAAGGTGAAAGACAGTGGTAACACGCATCTTCATAAAGTATTCCCTGGTGGTGCCCTGTCTCTTGTTGGCTCTAACAGCCCTAGTTCCCTTGCTTCTCGTCCGATTCGTGTTGTTCTGTGCGATGAGGTGGATAGATACAGTGTCAGCGCGGGTGAGGAAGGTGATCCGATTTCTCTGGCAAAGCGGCGAACGGCTACATTCTGGAACCGGAAAATCATCCTAGTATCAACCCCAACGTCCAAGGGTGCGAGCCGCATTGAGACTGCATACGAGGAGTCAGATCAGCGCCGTTACTTTGTTCCGTGTCACGATTGCGAAACTGAGCAGACGCTGAAGTGGTCCCAAGTGCATTGGGATAACGAAGATCATCGCAGCGCGCGATATATTTGCGAGCATTGCGGGTCAATCTGGACCGATTCTGACCGCAATAAAGCCGTTTCCCGTGGGCGGTGGGTAGCGACAAGGCCGTTTATCGGTGTGGCTGGGTTCCACCTGAATGCGCTTTACTCCCCTTGGGCGGTATTGGCGGATGCTGTTGAGGAGTTCCTCGCCGCCCGCAAAGACCCCATGCGGCTAAAGACGTTTGTCAACACATTCTTAGGAGAGACATGGGAGGAGCGCGGCGACCAGGTGGATGACTACGCCATCTCCAAGCGCAAGGAATCCTATCCGGCAATGCCAGAGGAGGTTGTGCTGCTCACCGCTGGCGTTGACGTTCAGGACGACCGCTTGGAGGTAGAGATTGTCGGCTGGGGCGCTGGGGAAGAGTCGTGGCAGATTGATTACCACATTATCTATGGCGATCCTTCGGCTCCTCGGCTCTGGGCGCAACTAGATGAGATTCTGCTTAAGACCTATGACCACCCGACCGGCGAGGATATGGTAATCCGAGCTACTTGTGTTGACTCCGGTGGTCACCACACCCGCGCAGTCTATAACTACGCCAAGACGCGGGCTGGGCACCGGGTATTTGCCATCAAGGGCGTCGGCGGCGAGGGCAAGCCCATTATCGGACGCGCCAGTAGGAACAATGTCGGCAAGGTTCCGCTCTACGCGGTGGGCGTAGATACCGCCAAGGAACTGCACTATTCCCGCCTGCGGATTGAAGAACCTGGTCCGGGCTATTGCCACTTCCAAGCCAAGCGGGACGACGAGTATTTTCGCCAGTTGACGGCTGAAAAGATGGTCACGACTTATCACAAGGGCTATCCGAAGCGCGCCTGGGTCAAAACTCGGACCAGAAACGAGGCATTGGACGTTCGGGTTTACGCTATTGCGGCGTTCCATATCTTAAATGTCAATATGGATAGCGTTGTGAGGCGATTTTATGCTAATGTGGAACGCAAGGTCGAGGCTTCTCGGCCAAAGGCGGTGGAAAAGCCACATCCTTTGGCCGATCCAAAGAAGCTGAAGCCGAAGCGTGGCGGGTTCGCTAATAACTGGCGATGAGGGTAGATGGCCAATCTTTTTGAAGCGGACAATGCACCAACGAGTGAACCCAATGAGGTCACGGTTGGTAGCTATATCCAGTGGAAGCGGCCCGATCTGTCGGCAGATTACCCTGTCGCCAGCTATAGCCTGATCTACATCCTTCGTGCCCGTGGCGGCGGGGCCGCTGAGATCACCTTCACGGCTAACGAAATCAACGGCGAGTACGTAGTCCAGATTCCAAGCACTACGAGCGCCGCATGGACCGCTGGCCAGTATCACTGGCAGGCCGAAATCCAGCGCACCAGCGATTCCTCGCGCGTTTTGGTAGATCGCGGCGACATTACGATCCTGCCTGACCTTGATGACAATAACACCGATCCGCGCTCCCATGCGGAAATCATGGTGGACAAGATCCAGTCACTGCTTGAGGGCCGGGCTGATAAGGATGTGTCCAGCTACAGCATCCAGGGGCGCTCCCTGGCTAAGATGAGCATTACTGATCTGCTCCAGTGGCGCGATTACTACCGAAAAGAAGTTGTAAAAGAGCGGCGTGACGCTGCCATTGCCAATGGTAAGGCCACCAAGACTACTGTAAAGGTTCGATTCCTATGAGCTTCTGGCGTGAAGTTTTTGGCCTGAGTGCCCCGGTGGCCGCGCCTTCGCGCAAGCGGAGTGCATATAACGCCGGTACGGTAGGCAGGCTTTTTGCCGACTTTCAGGGGACTTACGGATCACCCGACGCTGATCTGCGCCAAGACATCGTTCTGATGCGGAATCGCGCGAGGCAAATGGCCCGCGATGATGTCTACGTCAAGCGGTTCTTGGAACTGCTTGAAACTAATGTCATTGGCGATCAGGGGATGGTTCTCCAGGTCAAGGCCCGTGACACCAGCGGCGGGATGGATGTCATCGGCAACCGGATTGTCGAAGATGCTTGGGCCGTGTTCGGTCAGGTCGGCAATTGTACGGCGGATGGCCGTATGTCGATGGTCGATCTGGAGAAATACGTGGTCCGCACCTGTGCGAGAGACGGCGAGGCGTTCGTACAGGTCATCCGCAACCGCAACTTCGCACATGGCATCGCTTTCCACCCGTTTGAAGCCGACCTGGTGGATGTGGAAAAGACCGAGAAGCTGAATAACGGCAACGAAGTCCGCATGGGCATTGAGGTTGACCAGTATCAGCGCCCTGTGGCGTTCTGGGTCAAGCGCAAGCACCCCGGCGACACCCAGTTTACCGCCGTTACGGCTACTGAAAGTGTACGTGTTGTAGCAGATGACATTATTCATGTTTACCGTCCGCTCCGCGCTGGACAGACTCGTGGCGAGACTTGGCTCCACGCTGCTCTGAGCCAGATCAAGATGCTCAACGCTCACCGCGAGGCTGAACTGGTCGCTTCGCGCATGGCGGCGAGCAAGATGGGCTTTTTCGTATCGGAAACCGGCGAAGAAACGCCTGCGGATGACTACGACAATGGCGTTCCGTTGATCGACGCTGAGCCGGGTACGTTCCACCAGCTTCCGGCTGGAGTGGATTTCAAGGCGTTTGATCCTAACCACCCGGCAACCGCCTTTCTTCAAGGCTTCTTCCGCGAACATTTCGTGATGCGCGCTTATGCCATCTGGCTGCGCCATGTCATGGAGTTCGGCTACATCAATCTGCCGGTCACTAAGTTCGACAAGTTCTATGCCGCTACCACCTTCCGTCCGCGCGGCTGGTCTTGGGTCGACCCCCAGAAAGAAATCGCGGCTGCGGGCGAGGCCCTGCACCTTGGCATTATGTCGCCGCAGGACGTTGCGGCCCAATATGGCCGTGACTTCGCAGAGACGCAGAGCCAGTGGCAGCGCGATCTTGAGACGGCTGCGGCCTACGGAAACGAAATGGCGTTTGCCCCGTTCGGCGGCAATCCACAGGGTAAAGGGGTGACGCAAAATGTCCCAACTGAATGAAGAATTGCACGACGCATTGAGTGATGTGCCAGAAGGGTCTATTATTGACGCCGTTATGGACGAAGAACGTGCAGTTGTGAAGGTGGAGATCGAAATCGACACCTCGGATGCAGCCACGCTGGAAAGCGAGGATAGCCCGGATTCGCCGGATATGCCCGACACTTCTGACGATGCCCGCAATGCTGCCAATATCGTGCATCGCGCAGCCATCGACATTGAGGCGCGCGGCCTTGACGAGAAAAAGCGCACGGTTGACATCGCCGTATCGTCCGAACTGCCCGTTGAGCGCAGTTTCGGCAAGGAAATCCTAATCCACGAAGCAAGCGCGATTGACCTCGCGTTCCTTGCTTCTGGCCGCGCCCCGCTTTTGCTGGACCATGACATGGAACGGCAGATCGGGGTAATTGAGTCCGTGGAACTCTCGCCTGACAAGAAGCTGCGCGCCAAGGTTCGCTTTGGTCGCAGCCAGCTTGCTCAGGAAGTGTTTCAGGACGTTGTTGACGGCATCCGAGGGAACATCTCTGTCGGCTACCGCATCAACAAAATGGATCGAGTCGGGAAGGACGAATATCATGTCCGGTCTTGGTCCCCTATGGAAGTCTCCGTAGTTTCGATTCCCGCCGACCCGACCGTTGGCGTGGGCCGCAGCGCGGTAGCTCCAGAACCCAAACCTACTGTTGAACCATCCATCAAGAAGGAAGTCACCATGACTGACGAAGTGAACCTGGATGCGGTTCGGGCTGATGCTGCCAAGGAAGCTGCCCGCAACGCCTCCGAAATCCTCGCTCTCGGCGCTCGCCACAACAAGAGCGATCTCGCCCACGAAGCCATCCGCGAAGGCAAGAGCATTGCCGAGTTTCGTGGCATCGTCCTTGAAGCCATCGGCAACGACAAGCCGCTGGAGAACGACACCATCGGCCTGAGCGCCAAGGAAGTCCGCCAGTTCTCGTTCCAGCGCGCTATTGCCGCCCTGATGAACCCCGGCGACCGCCGCCTGCGCGAAGCCGCTGCGTTCGAGTTTGAAGCCTCGGAAGCCGCTGGCAAGCGTTATGGCGTCACCCCGCAGGGCGTTATGGTCCCGACCGACATCCTGCGCCGTGACATCAACACCTCGGACGACAACGAACTGGTGGCCACCAATCTGCTCGCCGGTTCGTTCATCGACGTTCTGCGTAACGCATCGTCGGTGATGCAGGCCGGTGCCCGGATGCTGCCGGGTCTGGTGGGCAACGTGGCGATCCCGAAGAAGGCAACTGCTTCGACCGCCGCGTGGATCAGCACTGAGGGTGGCGCGTCGAGCGAATCGGAGCCGACCTTCTCGCAGGTCACGCTCGCTCCGAAGACCGTCGGTGCCCACACCGACATGACCCGTCAGGCGATCCTTCAGACGACTCCGGCCATTGAAGCCCTGATCCGTGACGATCTCACGCAGGCGCTGGCTCTGGCCATCGACAAGGCTGGTCTGGAAGGTTCGGGTGCGTCGGGTCAGCCGACCGGCATCCTGAACACCGCTGGCGTCAACAAGCCGACCTCGTTCGCGGCTGCGGTTCCGACCTTCGCTGAAATGGTTGCTCTGGAAACGGCCCTGGCCGAAGACAACTCGCTGATGGGCAGCCTTGCCTACATCACCGACGCGGCGACCTACGGCGGTCTGAAGACCCGCTCAAAGGACAGCGGTTCGGGCATGTTCGTGATCGAAAACGGCGAAGCCAACGGCTACCGCGTGATTCGTTCGCAGCAGGCCACTGCCGGTAACGTCTACTTCGGTAACTTTGCCGATCTGCTGATCGGCATGTGGGGTGGCCTCGACCTGACGGTTGATCCCTATACCGCTGCGACCTCTGGCACGGTTCGCATCGTCGCCCTTCAGTCGGTTGACGTTGCTGTCCGTCACGCTGTGTCGTTCGCCTACAACAACGACGGCGTGTAAGCGATAGGTGAGGGGTGGTCGTTTGGAAGTCGCGGCCACCCCAATCCTTTGAGGATGATCTATAAATGAACTATATTTGCATCAAGGGTGTTGTTACCTCGAACGGCCCGAAGGCTGTCGGTGACATTGTTGGCCCACTGCCTCCGTTTGAGGCCCACATTCTTATGAGCCAGGGCAAGATCGCGCCTTACGAAGAGCGCGAGGAAATCGTGGCCGCTGCCGCTCCTGCGTTTGAGCATCGTGATCCTAAGCCCCGTGGTCGCCCGCGTAAGGAACGCTAATGGCCGTCGAGTCTGCTGACGATCTGGCAATATTCTTCGGGATTGACGATTTCGGAGATGCGGCCACCTATACTCCGCTGGCAGGCTCGCCCACGACCGTCAACGGGATTTTTGACGAACCGCAGGCAAGCCGCACCGTCACCGACATGATGGATGTGACCATTCCGGCTCCGCAGTTCGTGTGCCGCACTTCTGACATGCCGTCCGCCGCTGAGGGCGACACCATCGTGATCCGCACAGTGACCTACACGGTGCGCGTGGTCATGACTGACGGCACTGGCGTCACCACGTTGATGCTGGAGCGCCCATGAGCCATGTTCGCCAACAGATCAGGGACGCAATTGCCACTCGCGTAACTGGCCTCCCGACCACCGGCAATGCGGTGTACAAGATGCGCCGCTATGCTCTGGATGATGCCAAGCTCCCCGCCATCTGCGTCTATACCGGCGATGAAAGCAGTGGCATGGCCACAATCGGTACCCGCACGCTGCGTCGGGTCATAAACGTCGTGGTCGAAGCCTATTGCAAGGGGGCGTCTACTTCTGTGCAGGACACCATCGACACCATGTGCGTCGAGATCGAAGAGGCCATTGCTGGCTCTTTTGATCTTAGCGGCTTGGTAAAGTCTACGGTTCTGACCGGCACCGAAATTGACATCAATGTCCAGGGCGAGAAGTCGATTGCTTCCGCCAAGCTGGTCTATGCAGTGGAATACTATACCTCGATTAGTGATGTGGAGACCGCGCGATGAAGATGGTTCGCGTCTACCGCGAGAATGACAGCATTCTTGCTTGCGCCGACAAAGTGGAGTATTATGCCTCGATGGGCTGGACCGATAAGGCTCCGGTCAAAAAGGCCAAGGTTCAGGCCCCCAAAGGAGATAATTGATGGCTACCCATACTGGCAGCGAGGGCACCGTCCGCGTGGGTGCCAACACCATTGCGGAAATCCGCTCGTATTCGGTGGAGGAGACCTCGGACACGGCTGAAGATACCTCAATGGGTGACAGCTATCGCACCTTCAAGACTACGCTGAAGGCTTGGACCGGCACTGTCGATGTGTTTTGGGACGAGACCGACACGAACGGTCAGGTTGCATTGACTGTCGGCTCTGAAGTGACTGTCAACTTCTATCCTGAGGGCGCTAGTGCCGGTCAGTCGGAGCGCTACTACACTGGGTCGGCCATTGTCACCGGGAAAACCGTTTCGGCCAGCTTTGACGGTATGGTTGAATCGACCATCACCCTTCAGGGCAATGGTGCCCTGTCGTTCTCCACTCTCGCATAACGGAAAAGCGATATGGCCACTCACACTGGTAGCGAAGGCACTGTCCGAGTTGGGGCGACCAACAGTATTCTTGAGATTCGTTCGTACTCTCTTGAGGAAACCTCGGACACCGCTGAGGACACCTCGATGGGCGATAGCTATCGCACTTTTAAGACCACGCTCAAGGCTTGGACCGGCACCGTTGACGTTTTCTGGGACGAGCTAGACACCACTGGTCAGGGCGCTCTGACTGTCGGCAGTGAAGTGGCGATCCGCTTTATGCCTGAAGGCACCACGGCTGGTGATGTCTACCTCACGGGCAATGCCATTGTCACCGGGAAAACCGTTTCGGCCAGCTTTGACGGTATGGTTGAATCCACTATCACTTTGCAGGGGACCGGATCGCTGACTACCGCAACGGTCTAATAGGAGAATAGTATGAGCATTGCTAAGCGAATTGCCGAGCGCACCTCGGTCAAGCAGCATATCGAAGTGGCGGAATGGGGTGAGGACGGGAAGCCTGAGATTGTTTATTTCGGCCCGCTCCTCGCTGGCGAACTGAACCGCATCCAGCGCAAGCATCCCAGCTTCCTTCAATCGGCATCGTTTGAGGCGATGGTTGATCTGATTATCCTCAAGGCTGAGAACGGCCAGGGCGAAAAGCTGTTTACGCTGGAAGACAAGCCTATCCTGATGCGCGAAGAGGTTAACGTCATCTCGCGCGTTGCCGCAGAGTTGATGTCTGGTCCCAGCGTTGAGGAAGCGGAAAAAAACTGAAAAGCGATCCGCTGAGGTACAACCTCCTCACCTTAGCGGATCGTCTCGGCAAAACCGTCGCAGAGATTGAGGAAATCTCAATTTCTGAGTATAACGAGTGGGTCGCCTACTTTAAGGTGAGCGAGGAAAAGCAGCGTGGCCCAAAACGACCTTAACGTAAACATCCTGGCGAACGTCAAGGGCGCGGAGCAGATTGCCGCTCTCATCAACCGGGTCGGCGCGCTCGAAAAGGAGATGGGCAATCTTCAGCGCGCCAATGCAAATGTGGCAGCATCGACTGATGCTGTCGTTCGCAACGGTGTTCGCTATAATAATGTGCTGGATGCTCAATCAAAGGAATTGCGTAACGCTCGCCAAGGCACCCAGCAGTTGGGTATGCAGATCAACGACTTTGCGACCTCGGTTTCAACCGGGGCCAGCATCACGCAGGCATTCAACCAGCAGATCTGCCAAGTCGGTTACGCGATGTCAATGATGGGCGGGACCGCCGGTCGCATTGGTAACTTCTTGGCGGGTCCGTGGGGCGCGGCCATTACGATTGGCGCTATGGCGCTGACTCCGCTAATTGAAAAGCTTTTTCAGAGTGAAGATGCTGCAAAAAGGGCGGCGGACGCTCATTATAAGTTTATGGATGCTGTCGCCGCCGGCCAGCGGGCTGAATTGATGAAGGGCGAGTCTGATCTTAATACTTTGCAACAAAGGCGAATGAAAATTGAGGACGATCTCAAAAATAAAGTATATTTGCGACTGCCAAAAGTTTTGCAGGGTAGTGTTCTTGATACACAGGGCAGGCTAAAGTCAGAATTGGATTCGGTAAATCAGCAAATTGCTTTTTTGCAGGGGGCAATTAACGAGGGAAATCGAAACCTCTACAAAATGAATACGCAGACGCCTGCCTCCTCTAGGGGTGGGGGCGCTCCTAGGGGCGTGGTGGGCGGACGGCAAGAAGCCGTGCAAGATTTGTCAAAAATTGACTTGACCAAGGCGGCTGAAGCGCAGGCGTTCATTAGCGACATTATCCGCAAGGGTGATGCTGAATGGCGGAAGTATCTTGAAAGCATGTCCGGTACTTCGGCAGAGACTATCAAAAAGATTATGGGCATTAACGAGATGGCCACCGCCTCCGTCAATACTCTATCCGATATGACCGCTAGCAATTTCCGCGAACGCTACAAGGAAATTCGCCAAGCCTTCGACAACATCGGCATGTCGGTAAATGATGCCTTCCGAGGAATGCTGACCGGGGCCATGTCGTGGAAGGATGGCATGAAGGGCATTATCAATGCCGTCATCAATGAACTGTGGCGCTTGTTTGTAGTGCAGCAGATCGTCGGCATGGTGTCTAATGCGATTAGCGGCGCATTCGGATTTGGCGGTGTGGGCGGTATGCCCAGCATTGCTAGTGCCGCAGCCGGTGTCAGCAGCCAACTCGGCTCCAACAGCTTCTTCGGCCCATCCAAGTTCGCCAACGGCACGGTCAATGCCCCTGGTGGTATGGCATGGGTCGGTGAACGCGGCCCAGAACTGGTCAATCTGCCGCGTGGTAGCCAAGTCATTCCAGCCCATCGCGCTCAGAGCATGGGCGGTGGCGGCATGACTATCAACGTCGATGCTCGCGGGGCCAATGATCCGGCGGCAGTGCGCGCACAAGTGCAGCGCGGCATCTTGGAGGCTGCTCCGGCCATCATCGCCGCTGCTGAAGCCCGCACGGTGTCCGGTCTGCGCCGTCCGCGCCTTGGGAGTGTGATGAAGTGACCACGATTACCTTCCCATCAACCCCCAAGCCGCAAACCATGTCGTGGCGGCTCATTCAGCCGTCGCAGAACAATGTCTCTGGCTGGACGGGTCGCCGTCAGGTCATTTCGTCTGGTCGCGGTTGGTGGGAATGCGACATCACCATGCCGCCCATCGTCGGTGAATCAAATATGCGGGCTTGGCTCGCTTTCATGGCATTGGCACAAGGTTCGGCCAACGATTTTCAGATTCGCGTCCTGCCCAGTGAGCAGACTAGCGGATGGCCCAGCCCCTCACCGGAACTGTACATCGACTTCCTGGGCGGAGCTTACTACGTGGGTGATGAACCTAGCGTAAAGGGCGCGGGCCAGACAGGACGCTCGCTTCAGACCTCCGGCTGGCCACCTTCCACCACGGTGCTTTATGCTGGTCAGTATATCACCATCAATAATCAGTTGCTGCAATTGACTGCCAACATCGCCACTAATTCGGCTGGCGAGGCAACGGTTCAATTCGCACCGCCCATCCGAGTATCGCCAAGCGATGGCGATCTGATCGAGTTTCGCAATCCCTATGCGCTGATGTATAGCGTGGAGAACTTCTCGTACTCGGTCGAGCCGGGGATGGTCTACAGCATTTCGTTTACGCTGCGGGAATCGTTCTAATGGTTGATGCCACCACACAGGCCGCGCTTGAAGCGCCGGTCGTTTATTGGCGCGCATTGATCTATGCCGACATCCAAGGTGACGTTCTGCGGGCCACTAGCGGGCTGTATGACCGCACCATCACGGCCTCTGGCGATAGCGAGCTTGATGGCACGTACGAATCCTTTGCTCATAGTCTGATCGACATCGGCCCTGTCCGGCACAATGAAACCGGGTCTGATACCGTGACCGTGACACTAAACGGCATTCTGACAAACGTAGACCCCCTGCTTCAGCGCGATGAAGACCCGATCTATGATCGCTGGGGCGGCAATGTTCCGGTCCGCACCTCAAGTCTTTTGAACGTCATTGGCGACAAGACCCGGTGGCAGGGTCGCGCAGCCCGCCTGTGGTTCTACTGTGTCAATGAGAACGAGGTGCAGATCGGCAATATCATCCCGTACTATACAGGATACATGAATGATATTGTCATCAGCGGTTCGCCTGAGCAGCAAAACATCACGCTGACCATTGAGAATTATCTAGCGTCTCTGGCTGGTGCGCCGAGCCAGACGTACATGATACAGAACGTCTTTGACTCTGGCGACCTCAGCGCCTCGGCCACGCTCGGCGCAGCCAATGGCATGGGCGCTGGGGGTGCTGGGACTGGTGGCGGTGGCGGTAGCGGTAGCTGGCTCTATGGCGCAGAAACGAGGCAAGTATGAGGCTATCGGATTGGGAAACGCGGCTATCGGACTACATCTCGCTCAAGCGATCAGAGCCGTTTGAATATGGCTCCAACGATTGCTGTGCATTCGCCGCAGGGGCTGTGCAGGCGATCAGCGGCGAGGACTTTTATGCGCCATATCGCGGGCAGTACAGCACCGAGTTTGGCGCTCTCCGGGCGCTTCAGGAGATCGGCCAGGGTGACGTTGAGAAAACCATTGACGCGCTTTTCCCTGAAATTGGTATTGGCCACGCTCAACGCGGCGACCTTGCTTTCTTTGATGGCTCTGTTGGTGTAGTAATGGGCGGGTTCGCGTGGTTCGTTTCCGACGAAGGTTTGGAACGAGTTCCGCGAGCGATGTGGGACAAGGCTTGGGGCGTCTATCGTGGGTAAAGTGCTGAAAGCCATTGTCGGTATTGCGCTGGTGGTTTTTGCTGCTCCAGTTGCGATGGCGCTAGGCAGTATCGGCATCGCAGTTGGCATCGGGACTGTTGTGGCCATTGGCGCTACCTTGGCGCTAAGTGCGGTCGGCAGCATGATTGCTGGCAATGGAATGCCCAAGAGCCAGTTGTCCCGCCTCAATGTGACGCTAGACACCACCACGCCGCGCAAAGCGGTGATGGGCACCACAGCGATGAATCTTGACCTTCGCTATCATGAGGCGAGCGGGACCAATCAGGAATACATCGACTACATCATTGCCGTGGCCGCTCACAAGGTGAAGTCGATTGACGAAATCTGGTTTGAGGAAAAGCAGGCGTGGACGGCCAGCGGCGGTGTGACCAGTACCTATTCAGGCTACCTTACTATCGCTACCCGCACTGAAGGCACGGCGGGCAATACGATCTCGATCAATGGTGGCGCGAAGTGGGGTAGCACCTGCCGCCTGACGGGCTGCGCCTATGTGCATCTCCGCATCAAGCGCACCGGCAACAGCTCCAAGACCGAAAGCCCCTTGGTCAACGGGATGCCTAGCCGCGTCACCATCATTGGTGATGGCGCATTGCTGTATGATCCGCGCAAGGATAGCACTGTGCCGGGTGGCTCTGGAGCGCATCGCGCCGACGACCAGTCCACTTGGGGCAACTACACGGATGCGGACGACACGGACAATCCCGCTCTCCAGCTTCTGTGGTGGCTGCTCGGCTGGAAGATCAACGGCAAGACCTCGATTGGTTGCGGTGTCCCGGCAGCGCGCATTGACCTTGAGTCGTTCATCACTGCGGCCAACATCTGCGATGAAACGGTTTTGCTTGCCACTGGCGGAAGCCAGAAGCGGTATCGTACCTCTGGCACGGCGTCGGATGCTGACGACCGCATGACCATTATTAGTTCGCTGCTGACTTGCATGAACGGTACACTGCGTGACAGCAACGGCAAGCTGGCGCTGGAGGTGGTCAAGAACGATCTGGCCGATTACGTGCTGGACTTTGAGGATGGCGACATTCTGGGTGAGTTCGAGTGGCAGCAGACGCGCGGCCTGACCGACACTTATAATAAGGCGCGCGGTCGCTACATTGATCCGTCCAGCAACAGCCTGTACCAGCTTGTGGATTACCCGGAAGTTGGCTTTACCAGCCCAGATGGCATTGAGCGGGCCATGTCGCTTGATCTGCCGTATGTGGAGGATGGGCGCAGGGCGCAGCGGCTTGCCAAGCAGGCTCTCCAGCGCAACCAGTATCGCGGTATGTTCAATGCGGTGTTCACCGCCAAGGCGCAGGGCTGCGTGGTAGGCGACATCGTGCGCCTCAGCTTCGGCCCACTTGGTTGGTCGCAAAAGCTGTTCCGGGTAGTCAGCCAAGAGATCAGGTTCGACGGTCAGGTGCCTATGGCGCTGATTGAGGAGCATCCCGACATCTACAAGTGGGATGCCGAGGATTCGGCCCCGGTTACGCCAACCGCGCCGACGATCTACGATCCGCTCAACAACCCCTTTATTCTTGGCACGCTCCAAGCATCTAGCCGCCATGAACCAGCAGATGCTACTAGCCTGTTCTCGGCCAACTACCAAGGTACGATTGATAGCGGCCAGCTTCCGCGCACGATCCAGTTCAAGCGGTTCTATGGGGCCACCGACGTATCGTCGAGCGCAACCTGGACGATTGTAAGCCAAAACGGCGTCAGCGGCGGGACCGTCACCGTGTCCAATGGCATCGTCAGCATTCCCTCTGGCGTGACTATTGCGTCCAGCGCAGAGATCGTGGTCAAGTCAGCCTATCAAGGCTTTGATGTTACTTCACGAATTGCCGTAGTGCGCTCGGACGCTCCTCCACCCAATACCGGCACTGGTGGCGGCACCACAGTTAGCGATTCGACGTTCTCCAGCGTATCCGGCACGACGCTGACGGCCATTTCGGACCTGATGACCGTAAAGACCGGATCGGCAGGCACCATCACGTTCTCGGCCCCGCTCACGATCTACGCGGAAGAGGCATCACCTGACGGTAGCTTTGGGGCCATTGGCCGGTGGAAGTATCGCCCCGTCGGCGGCTCATTCAGCGATGCTGGCACTCAGGCTGATTATTCGTACCCTGTTGTCATTATCTACGACTCGGAGTTCGGCACCTATCGCACCCAGGTTGGTGGCGGTCTGATCTCGATCTCGGCCACTGTAACGGGTCTGAGTGCCAATACAGACTACGAAGTGCAGCTTTATGCTGCGCGGGACAGCGCCAGCCCCACCAAGACCATCAGTTTTGGCGGCACTGCTTCCGCCGTTGGTAGCTAAGTGATAAGGAGTATATATGTCCTACATCTATGAC